TGGCACTAGCGGAGATTACATAAAAGACAGCATATACTCGCCAGCTAGTTTTGCGGCGGCAGTGCATAACCATGACAGTATGTATTACACTGAAACAGAAGTAGATACTCTGCTTTCTGCAAAAGCTAATACAAGTTCTCTAGCCACCGTTGCTACCAGCGGTGCGTATGCTGATCTTACGGGTACACCAACGCTTGCGACAGTTGCTACTACTGGTGCATATACAGATCTGACTGGCACGCCAACGCTGGCAACAGTCGCAACGAGTGGTGCCTACGGTGATCTATCGGGTACGCCTACGCTGGCGACAGTGGCAGCTACTGGGGCGTATAGTGATCTAACCGGGACACCTACGCTGGCGACAGTAGCTACGAGTGGTGCCTACGGTGACCTGTCTGGTACGCCTACGCTACCTACGTTCCCGACTGGGGCTATTGTTGGCACGACGGATACCCAGACGCTGACCGGTAAGACTGTTACCACGGTGGCGCTGTACGAAACCAAGGTGGCGGTTGCTGCATCTAGCATCAACCTCGCCGCAGGCTCGTACTTCTCGAAAACAATATCTGGGGCTACTACCTTCACGGTATCCAATATCCCCCCTTCTGGCACCGTGGGTGCTTTTGTTTTGGACTTGACCAACGGTGGGTCGGCCACTGTTACATGGTGGTCTGGCGTTAAGTGGGCTGCTGCTACAGCACCTACGCTAACCGCTGCTGGTCGTGACGTTCTTGCGTTCTTTACACATGATGGCGGCACTACATGGTCCGGCTTTGTTTTAGGATTGGACGTAAAATAATGGCAACCAAAGATATCATACTGGCTGCGGCTGGCGTAGGTGGTGGTAGTAGCGGCCCGCTTTATATCGATGACGTATTTTCCACCAACCTTTACACAGGCACCGGCGGCAACCAGACCATCACCAACGGGATTGACCTTGCTGGTGAGGGTGGGTTGGTTTGGATTAAAGACAGAGTTAATGCGTATGATCATGCGCTATACGACACAGAAAGAGGAATTTACAAGTATTTAGAGTCAAATAACGAAGGGGCAGAATTTTATAATATAACACATTTAAGAGCTTTTAACTCCGATGGGTTTGACATTGGAGTTAATGCACAAATCAATAGTTCCGGAGCCAACTACGCCTCATGGACCTTCCGCAAGGCTGAGAAGTTCTTTGATGTGGTGACTTATACGGGGGATGGTGTTAATGGCAGGCAGTTACCGCATAATCTTGGGTCAACGCCCGGAATGGTTATTTGTAAGCGTATAGACACCGGACAAAACTGGATAGTACAGCATAGAAGTTTAGACCTTAGCGGCAACAAAACAATGTATCTCAATAGTACTGCTGCGCTGGGTGTCGGTAATAATTACTGGAATAGTACACATGCTTCTAACACAGCTATAACTCTTGGCGGTCACTCAGACATAAACGGTATTGGTGGCACTTATGTAGCCTACCTCTTCGCCCACGACGCTGGGGGCTTTGGGGAGGATGGTACGGAGAATGTGATTTCGTGTGGAAGTTATACTGGTAATGGCTCTACTGATGGCCCTGTGATTGACTTAGGGTTTGAGCCTCAGTGGACGATTATAAAAAGATCATCAGCAACTGGCGGCAACTGGGTGATGCACGATAACATGCGTGGAGTTGCTACTGGTGGTGATGACCAAGTTATGTATTGCAACTCTAATTCCTCCGAATCGGGAGCTTCTTGGATTGATTATACTTCCACGGGCTTTAAATTAACTAGCTCACATGCGGGAACTAATGCATCTAGCTCAACCTACATCTACATCGCCATCCGCCGAGGTCCTATGAAGGTGCCGACGAGTGGTACGGAGGTGTATACTACTGATACAAAAAATAGCACCAACGCAACACAACCAAACTTTTATAGCGAATGGCCTGTAGACTTTGCGTTGCAAAAAAATTTAAGTTTTACCACTGCTTTTTTAGCAGTATCTAGGCTTCCTGGTGAAGGTTTTTTAAGAACAAATGATACAGACGGTTTTTCACCCGGCACTGACTATGCCACCGATTACTCAAACGGATGGTTTTATGATATAAACACAACCCCTAGCACTGATATTCGATCTTGGATGTTCCGCCGCGCCCCCGGCTTCTTTGATGTGGTGTGCTATACTGGGACGGGTTCTGCCACCACAGTAAATCATAACTTAGGCGTTGCTCCTGAGATGATTATCGTTAAGGCAAGGTCGGGCCCGGTTGCCCCCGGATCACAGCAATGGTGTGTAAATCACACAGCATTGGGCGTAAATATGGTTTTTATAACAAACCAAGCTACGCAGTTTAACGACTTTGCGTTTGGCTCTGATGCAGCGCACACAAGTACATATTTCAAAGTTGGTACGTATGGTGGGACAAACGCATCTGGTAACAACTACATAGCCTACCTATTCGCCACCCTCCCCGGCGTATCCAAAGTAGGCTCCTACACCGGCACCGGAACCACCAATCAAATTAACTGCGGGTTCTCCAGCGGTGCTAGGTTCGTAGTTATCAAACGCGTTGACGGCATTGGTGATTGGTATATGTGGGACTCTGCTCGCGGCATCGTCGCTGGTAATGATCCTTACGTGCGACTCAACAGTGATGCCGCGCAGGTGACAAACACCGACTACATCGATCCATACTCTGCCGGCTTTGAAATTAGCAGCACAGCGCCAGCGGCAATCAACGCCAACGGTGGATCGTACATCTTTCTAGCAATCGCATAAGGAGTTATGCAAATGGGTGACTATCGCATCAGATCAACCGGAGAGATCAAGAGTCAAGGTGCTGTCCGGCAGATGCACGCAAACACTTCGCTTCCGCGAGTTTGGGACGAAACGATTTGCAATGACCTTGGCATCGATCCAATCTTTGAGGGGCCGCAGGCTACTGGTGGCGACCGCTATCAGTATTCGGTGCAGCAGGGCATCGAGGAAATTAGCGGCAAATGGTACACCAAGTATGTACTTGGACCCATCTTTACTGACGTGACTCACGAGGACGGCACAGTCTTGACGGCAGCGCAGCAGGAAGCTGCATACAAAGCCAACAGGGATGAGGAGCAGGCCAAATCTATCCGCGCAGAACGCGACAAGAAACTGGCTGACTGCGATTGGGTGACGCTCAAGGCAGTAGATGCTAGCAGCGACGGACTTGGCATCCAGCTTCCCCAGGTATGGATAGACTACCGGCAGGCGCTTCGCGATATTACAGAACAGCCAAACTTCCCGTGGGACGTGACGTGGCCAGACGCCCCTTAACTCTAGCTGAAAGATGACCATGAAAGATGAAGCTGGAAAATTGGCTGGAGATGCAGCGTCTCTTTTTGTTGTGACGGGGACGCTCGTGAACTTACTGCCTAGTATCGCTGCTGTGTTTACGATTGTATGGACAGCGTTGCGCATATACGAAACCAAGACCGTGCAAAGGTGGCTGGGCTATGAAGATAAGCGATGACGGAATACGGCTGATCCAGCTATTCGAGGGCCTCCGGTTGACCAGCTATGTCTGTCCGGCTGGCATTTTGACCATTGGATATGGTCACACGTCTGCGGCTGGCAAGCCGACTGTCGAACCCAGGATGACCATCACCAAGGACGAGGCAACTGCTATCCTTCGGGCAGATCTGGGTCGCTTTGAGCGTGGCGTCGAGAGCCTGGTCAAGGTGGATCTGACCCAGAACCAGTTCGATGCGCTGGTCAGTTTTTCCTACAACTGTGGGTTGGGCGCTCTCAAGAAATCAACCCTGCTCAAGCGTGTCAATGCCAAGCGATTTGATGACGTTCCGGCTGAGTTTATGAAGTGGACTAGGGGAGGTGGTCGTCAGCTTGCCGGTCTAGTTCGCCGTCGCCGGGCAGAGGTAGAGATGTGGCGTAGCCTGTCAGGCATCGAGCCTGATGGCAGTAGGGTCCAGCCAGATCAGCCTGTGGCTAGCAAGTCTATTGCCAAGAGCAAGGAGGCCAATGCCGCCGTGGTGGCCGGCGGAGCCTCTGTGGTGGCCGCAGCTAGGGAGGTGGTCCCTGTTATCCAAGATGCCAATAGCGCCCTCACTGGGGCTGTGGAGGCACTGGGGAGGCCTGCCGTATTCATGGCAATCATTGCCACACTTGCTTGCATCGGCATCTGGTACTGGCGCAAGCGTCGGCTTGACGAGGAGGCGGCATGATTAACTGGATCCTAAGTCCAGTCATGCGCTGGGTGTCTATTGCTCTTGGCATACTATTGGCTATTGGCTCAATCTATGGTAAGGGCCGAAGGGATGCTAGGCAAAAACTTGAGGCCAAGAATAATGAAGATATTCTCAGACGTACCCAAGACGCCCTTGCTGCTGGCGATTCTATCAGCCGCGATCCCAGCCGGGTGCGCGAAGATGACGGGTACCGTCGCGACTAACACTTCCGTCTGCCAGGTCTGGCAACCAATTGCCTGGTCGAAGAAAGATACCGACCAGACTATTGTTGCGGTTAAGGTTAACAATGCCAGGCGCACTGGCTGGTGCAAGCGGTAATGACTACCGCAAAGCCGACTGCCCGGCAGAAGCAGATCAAGGAAGCCGTCGAGAAACATGGTAGCCGACGCTCTGCTGCCGCCGCATTGGGTATATCTCAAGGCACAATCAACAAGCATCTGGAGCGGCTGATGGTGCAAGGCATACGGATCAAACCGAACCAGCCCAAGCTACCGCTTGAACCTGTCAACCTTAAGATCAAGAAAGAGACTGTTACCATCTGCGCCATTGGCGATTTCCATGACTGCCCCGGTCAGGACAAGTCTCGAATCAAATGGATCGCTCGATACATTGCAGATACAAACCCTGATCTGGTTGTACAGATCGGAGACTTCGCAGACTGGAACAGCCTGTCGAAGCACGAGAAGCCTGGCACGATTGGCTACGCCGACAAGCCTGCCTTCGTCGATGATCTGGATAGCGCCGAGGAAGTTCTCAGCCAGTTCCGCAAGATCCTGAAGGACGGACCGCCCTGCCATATTACCTATGGCAACCACGAGGAGCGGCTCGAACGCTGGGACAATGAGCAGCCAGAAAGCAAGGGGCTATCCTTTGCCGACCGGCGCGATGTTCTCTTTAAGAACTACGGTTGGAAGTCATACGCATACGGCCAGTGGCTATTCATCAATGGCGTTGGCTTTACCCATGTACCGCACAATCTGATGGGCCGCGAGTACGGCGGCAAGACGGTCAACACGATTGCCAACGATGCTGTGTTCTCAATTGTGTTTGGTCATAGCCATCGCAAGGCGGAAGTATCTGTGCCTAAAATAGGTCCAGCCAAATCAGTTGAGATACTAAACCTTGGAACCGCCATGCCGCAGGGGCTAGTCAAGTATTACGCTGGCAAGTCCATGACTGGCTGGGCGTATGGCGTCTGGTCTTTGAGCATAAGAGATGGCCACATTGTCGGACATTCATACACATCAATGGCAGACCTGGAGAGCAGATATGGTGATTGATTCTGAAGTGCGTGATCTCGTCAAGAAGGCGGAAGAAAAGCATGGCGACCAAGCGGCGTACTACCTGGCAGCGACGATCCTCTGGCTCGAAGATTACTGCTCATACCTCGAAGGAAGTACCAGTTCAGGATTCATCAGAAGCGGACCACCTGCCGACAAGCCAGCAAATAAAAATAATTGAACGCAAGCTGGGCAGGGATCGAGTTCTGGGCTGGGCCTATTATGATAGGCCACTGATAGAAATAGATTCCAGGCTTAGACATAAGCTACAGCAGGAAGTTCTGCTGCATGAATTGCTGCACATAGCATTGCCAGATCTATCAGAAGAAACAGTAGACCGAACCGCCAAGTTCATGGCTAACCATACCTGGCGATTCGGGCTAAGAAGAGTACAGCGTTAGTCTTTTTCTTTAACAACAAGCGTTGCATATCCAGCAATATCAACCCAATGATCCTGGAAGTGTGGATCTCCAGATAGGATACGGCTTACCTTAGACAGGATCATGTCCAGAGATGACCGCTCCTTGTTGTCTAGCTTGTCATAGTTCTCTGTGTTCCTGACAATCTTCATTATGCTGCCGTTGATGTTGGCATAGTCATCGTATGAACCGTGAACCTTTTTCCTTTGCTCAAGCACTTCGTTCACGAGTTCCATCTCTACTTCATCCTTCTGTTCTACAAGAATATCTTTGATTCGCAGGTAGTCAGCCATAAAGGTCTGATCTTCCTTCATTCTTTTTGTGCCAGTAATGACAGCGTTAAGAATAGATGTATGATCCCTACCACCCATTGCACGGCCAGCAGCAGGATAGCTTAGGGTGGTTAGTTCCTTGATTAATATACAGGCAAGGAACCTGGCGCGGACCAACTCTTTTTGCCGCCGACTAGATCTGATCTCTGGAATAGAGATGCCGGTTACATGAGCAACTACCTTCAAGATGTCTAGGCTTGTAATCTTTCCAGGCGAAAGTTCTGGAAGAGCCTCAACATCTTCAAAAGGTTTTGCTTTCTCTTCATCCTTAATTTCTTCTGGCTTCTTGGGCAGCATGACTACTGGCTGCGTCTTGGGCTTCCCATGTATCCTGGCTTTCGTGTCCCTCACATGCTGCATGTACGCAACAACATCAATCTTACCATTCTCTAGCATGTACATTATTCTTATCCTTACGCTACTTGCTGTTCAATCTGATGGACGGAGTAAAGATCCTTGAGATAGGTGACAGCCTTCTCAGCCATGCTTGCAGCACGGACGATTGCCTGGCTATCTTCTGTCATCATGGATACCCAATGCTTAAGGTAGGCATTGCTTTCGTCCTTAGTCGATTGATATATATTCCATTCAGAGGACAGGAATGCCGCACCCATTTCAGCAATGAGTTCTTCGGCAGCATATTGGTGGTCACCAAATCGCTGACCGAGCTGCCTATCCAGCCTGAATTTTGCGCCAGTCCAATGGACCAGTTCGTGGAACAGGGTGCTGTAATACCCATTGAGATCGTAGAATTTGGATACTTCTGGCATACGAATCTCGTCATGCTTAGGGATGTAGCATGGGTTGAACTCGCCATGAAGGATCTTGGCTTTCGTGCTGTATATGAAAGACATGAGATCCATATCCCGCTCGGTCTCGTCTGCGCTGTTTGGTGGCTCCGACGATCCCTCGCTATAGCCATCGACCTGGGCAACATTGAACAGGTAGTTGTGCCTGATGATGAATCTATAATTGATCTTGGCAGACCTAAGATCCTGATCTTCTATCGGTTTGTAGTAGATGGTCCGGGTTGCTTTCTCGCCCTTGCGTACCCTAGCACCAATAGAGTTCCACTGCTTGAAGCTAGCCCATTTGTTAGATGTGTACCCTTTGTTTATCATGGATACCATTAACAGGATACGATTGATTCCTGTAGCGGGATGCTTGGACACGACATTGATTGCCTGCCCCATGTTCCCGCGCCGCCAAGGCGGGGACCATTGCCCCGCCGAGTCGATGTTATTGAGGATTGATTCCGTGATCTCCTGGTAGATTGACATTGATCTTCTCCACTTTGATTGTAAGCCCAAGGACCTTAGCCAGGGCAACGAGCGTACTGTACCTGCAATCGACGCGACCTCGTTCGATATTGCAAATGGTCAGCCTTGATATGCCGGACAAGTCAGACAACCTTTGTTGGGTCATCTGCTTGTCCAACCTTGCGTGGTAGATTAGTTCCGCTATCTCAGAACGGGACTTCATCATCCAGCGGTTCTCCTGCTGCTGCTTGCTCAACTACTTCCCCACCACCCTTTGGTGTCAGGATCTGAAGTTCACTGTTGAAGGAAGTCATGCTGACTTCGGTGGCGTACATCTTGTTGCCATCCTTCTGAAACTCCCGGATGTCAAGATCACCCATGACCATAACCTTGGTTCCCTTGCGAACGTAGTTCTTGATGACTTCGTTCTTCTTAGGATCCCAGCAGGCTACGTTCACCCACATGGTGCGCTTGCCTTCCTTGCTCCACTTGCTGACAGCAATAGAGAACCTACCCATTGTTCGCTCGCCAAACTCTTTGAACTCTGGATCGCGACCAAGGTTTCCGATGACTGTTACTTTAGCTACCATTGTTTAATTCCTTTAACTTGTTAGCGTAGGCTACGCGAAGCCGTTGAGTCTCGTGCTTCTGTAGCATTTTAGACTTGTTCTTGAGTTCCTGTAGTGCCTCGTCAAGCATCTCCTTTGTTGTGGACATATCAATGAAGTGAGTCAGTGTACCGAACAGTTCACTCTCGTGTTCATTACCATAATCGTAGTCTGAATCTTCTCCTGTTACCAGTCCCAATGTCTTTAGCAAAGCATACTTAACAGCGTAAGACATAGCTTTGCCTGGTCCCTTGTCCTGGCTATCAATCCCATAGCCAAACGATTGGACATCGAAGAAGTCTTCTGGCTTCTCGGCATTGACGAACCGAACCGTCATGGCTACTTCTGTCCGGTTTCCATTCTGTGTATGCTTAACATCTACTGGATAGTAAACAATGCCAGACTCTAGCAATTCTGGCCGCACCTTGGCAGTCACGGCATCATGGCTGACAATGGGATATGGAACACCAGATTTGTTTTCCTTTTGAATAGAAGTTACCTTTTTCATTGCCTTAGCTAATCGCTGATGGATATTCATACTGCTTCCCCTTCATGTTCACGATACCATTCTTCCAATGCAGCTTCCTCTGCACGAAGCGCAGCTTCAGCAGCAGTAACTACTGGCAGTGCCTTCATGATTGGATCAATATCTCCTGATCCATAAGACGTACATATGTCTGCTAATGTATTCGAAAGATCTGTAATGAGCGCAATCAACTGCGCACGTGTAAGACTCTTGTCAGCCATCATGCTTCTCCATTGTAATAGCCGTGGTGAATCCAAACCTTATACTGTCTACCATTAGGTCCGCGCTTTGTCTCCCCCTTATCTTTGATATAACCTAATTCAACTAGTTCGGCGCGCCTCGATCTGTAGGTTGAAGAGACTGATTCGAAGTACGCATTCATCTCGAAGTCAGTGAACCCATCTGTTGCTCTCATCTCAGCGTAATCAAGCACGTCTTTGCGTAGGGTCTTAGCTGTTGGCTTGATAGACTCGGCGGCCTCAATGCTGGTTGGTTGATCCCACCTGCGGTACATATGTTTGCTCATACTTCTCTCCAGTTCTCACATTCATTAGAGTGTTAACAAAATCCAGGACGATCTTAATCATTTCTTCCTCACTGGATTCCTCTTTGATCTTGAGCAATACAACAGCTAGATCCTGCTGCAACCTGAACATCTTGTTATCCATCCTGCTTCTCCAACCGAACCGTCAACCTGCCACGCTTGTCACGCTTGATGTTGATGCCGTGACCGAACGCTTCGATCACATCGTCATCTACCATGTCGCGGATCTGCTTCTTGCTATCGTCGTATAGCTTGGCTTGTTCTGCTGTCTGGATAATGGTTGCGCTTAGATCAGCCCACTGATTGTTCTTTGACATGTCAGCTATACGCATACCGTCAACCGGGATGTCATTGACCATACTCTTTGCTGCTGCCGTTTTACCTTTGGGTAGAATCTCAGGCGGGATCTCGTTCTCAACGTGATACCAGAATGCCTTCTCTGTCTCGATCAACAGTTCAATGTAGTCCTCATTACGATCAACGATCACATGCTCTGGCTCATCGTTACCCTTGATAACAGAGAAGTAACACTGCTTGGCTTCAGCTACGTACATGTAGTGCTGAAGCTGTGCCATATAGTACCTGGCTTTAGCATCAACGCTGACTCCGTTACTGCTATGCTTCATCTCAAGGAAGCATTCGCCCTGGTCCTTGATCCAGCCGTCAAGGTTTGCCCACATAAACGGATAGTCCTTCGACTGCTTGGTGTTTGTCTGAAGAACAGTAAGACCAGTCTGCTTCTCGAACCACGACACATGCAGACCCTCTGTATAGATACCAAGCTGGACCTTGAATATATCTGACAGATCATCTGGCTTTTTCTGCCCTGTCTTTTCCAGATACAGATCATGCCAGTCATCGTTCATGATACGCATGGCATCCGTGCCACCAAGGAATCCTACTCTATTCATCATGCTTCTCCTCTAATCCGTAGCCTGTCCTGGCTACTGCCATCTCCAGCCTGTAGACCCAGGCGTTGTGTTTTTGTATATGCTTGTTAGCATGCTGCAATACATCAGCAGGCAAGGGCATAGACGGGTACTTGTGAGTCTTGGCTACATCTATAGCCGCCTGCCGCAAAGCGAACTCAGGGATCTCTTGAAAGATCCTGACGTACATCTGAAGCACGACATTATCTGGGACCTCAGACCTAAACAGATTGGCTAGGCCAACCATAATCTTTACTATTACATCAGGTCCAGCGGCGTCGAGCTGCCGCCTCGCCCGGTCAAGGGCGGCGGCGAGACGACGATGGGCTGATACCTTATCATCTATCTTCCCCTTCCGATTGGCCAAGGAGATTAAGGAACTCAAGTCCTCGCTGATTGTTTCGGTCAACCATGCTGGAACCTTTGGTTGCCACTGGCCTACGGCTTGACTGATAGCCGCTCGCGTTTCTAATCCAGTTGCGCCAAGCTGCTTGCCAGTCTGACTTGGCATCTCCACGAGCAAGCCAGTAGTCAATGAACTTATCTGTTTCATTATCCAACCTCACTTCTGGATGCTTCTCCAACATCCGATTGATATTCTCCTCGGTAGGCTTGAAGTCTACTGCTATCTTCTTTCTTTTATTTGATGGTTCCTTATGGTTAGTAGGGCAGACTGCCCGGGGTGGTAGGGCAGGCTGCCCGGGGTGACTCTCTGTCCGGGGTGACACACTGCCCCAGGTTATCTTGTAGATTGTACTGCGACCTGGCCTTTGCTCCATCTCGATTAGCTTGAGGTAAAGCAATCCCATGATGCCACGCCTGACAGTCCTCTCGTTCAGGGCTGTGTACTTTGAGATCCTTTCAACGCTAGGCCATGCCTCACCAATAGGGTTTGCATGGTTTGCTATACCAATAAGGACAGCTTTCATGACAGGTGCGCTGACTTTACAATCTCTCCTGTCGATCTCTAGGTTGAAGGCATAGTTCAATGCCTCGATACTCATGGCAATTTGTTCTCCCATTTTTTGATGTCTTTGGCTGGAATCTCTACGATTTTCATATCATAGAATGCCTCAACCATTTTCTTTTTCAACTTGTAAACATCAGTAATCATTCCCTTCACATCCTCATGCACTACCTTAATTGTGTACCCTCGATCATCGACGATGACATATCGAAAGTCCGCAAGGTAATTGCAGATGTGTGAGTTCTTGATTAAGACTGGCAGTTTGGGCTGACAGGTTAACTTCTCAATAAGACCATCGTGCAGCATGACAAGTAGCTGCTCGTACCTGGTAGCCTCTGCATCTGAGGCAAACCAGATACCATCTACTCGTCTACCACTGGCGTTGTACTTTCCCTTACGACCCGCTGGATTCTTCATCTATAGGCTCCGACTTTATCTTTAGATTCAGTGCGTTACACCAGCACATGAAGCTGAACATGGTAGGGAACTTGACGCCACTCTCCCACTTATTGACGTAACATTCTGACATACCCAGGATGTCCGACAATTCTTGCTGGGAAATTTTTAATCGCTTACGGCGATCAATCAATTCGAGGATCAGTTCACGGTAGAACTGAACCTCCATCTTGGTAGCCTGCCGAGACTTGATGTTAGTCGGTGGCCTTATCTCTTTGTGTGCCAGGACCATCAGGTAGATCCTCTACTGCTACGTAGGTGCGGGGAGCATCGGATGTTTCGCCGCAGTCAACACAGTAAATGGACCAAAGATCATCGACTGTCCACTCTTTTTCTACGGGATCCCATTTGGTCCAGGCATCACGGACTATGTCATGGCTGGAACATTT